AACCACCTTCGAGTACCTCAGGCATTTGCCCATACTTCATCTCCAGTGTACCTTATGCCTCTGTATAGACATTATTCAGTCAGCCGATACTGATAGCTATTCAGTATCACGAAACTTCGAGAGCCGACACCATGCTAGTTCATAGGTGCTTTAGTGGTGATCAATCCCCTAGCACTAGCTCTCTCGCTTAGCGAAACTTGTAGGTAGTTTTGGGAATAACAGAGCGAATCATGTTTATGCTCCCCTCGGCACTACCTAAGCCTAAAGAATTACCAACAGGCAATTCTAAACTTATTAATTTAGTATTTTCATACCAGCAACTTTGCGTTGTCTATCATATACTGTGTTGATAGATGCACTTGGGTAATGTGTTGCCCAATGTGTCCATGCTTGATATGCACTAAATAAATTCTTACCATATCTTTTAGAATATGATTCATATTCACGAAGTATATATTTTTTAGCTTGTTGATTAACATGACTTCTATCTCTATGATTTGGTTGAAAACATAATTTATTTGTTTCCAAATCAATATCAATATCAGTCATTGGAATGCTTGACCATATATCCATGGTTTTTGTTACTCGATGCAAATTATTTAATTGTTTTGCATTTGTTTCTAGTACAAGTTCTTTCTTACTACTATGTCTTTTAGCAATATGTACATCCCATAAATTATGGCCCAAGCCATTAGTACATATTAAATAAACATAACTAATAATTAAAATAAATGATCTAGTACCATTTAAACTATTAAACATAGATGCTTTGAGCATAATTTTACTATCTCTAAATGGTTGTTGATATTTAGGTAATGTAAAGTCATATCGTATAATAGTACCATCTGGTGCTGATCTCGGTTGTATAATCATACCTTCAGTATCAAAATGCTTATCCAAATAAGTCATTGTTTTTACTAGACATTCTTCGTTTGTAAGCACTTGATATGATTCTTTTTGTACAGATAATAACTGATCTGTAGCACCATTTCTTAGCTGTTTATAACCTTTGATGAGTTCACCTTGCTGGTTATAAATAGGCATTTCTTGAACTGGAAAAAATAAATGTGCATTGTTATCCAATTCGGTTTGTATTAATGTTTCCACTATATAAGTCCTTTCCTCTTATAGAGCTAGATGGTAGTTAGTGGGTTATCATCTAGCTCAGCAGTTGCTTGATCCAATGCGATTTGTAGTTCTGATTGGATCTCGTCAATATTGTATATTGCTCTGTGTATTTTCTCACCACGAACAATTCTACAATCTTGTACACCTTTCAATATCGTTAGTGCATCTTCGATTGCACCAAGACTAGTCTTGTAGTCATTGATATTTTCTTGGATTCTTTCAAGTTCATCTTGATACATTGCTTTTACTTTCCCCATCATCTCTCCTTTCGTTTGGTAATAGTTGCATATCTAATAATTTTATTCTCTCATCATGTGATAGAATATCGTTCTCTCTAAACATTTTTATCAATTCAATGTTAGCCATATACAATACATGAGTTCTTTTATATAATTCATGTATCATATCTCTTAACATTTCTTCGGTTTTTCTAGACATATAAGCCTTCCTCTCTGATTTCTGTTTTATATTTATCATCAAATTCATACTTATTACCTGTTGGCTCATCTATGTTGCCATATATTGCACCAGTAGCTACATCATATACATAACCTTCTTTTGATATATGAAATACTTTCTTCCTGATACCCATAGATTCTGCTCTATTCATCTGCTGTTCTGCTTTATTAACCCTATACAAGTTCATCATAGTTTCTGAATACTTAGGATTAATTGCATTATGATAGTACCATACGGCTCTATCCTTTGCATATTTATATACTACTGTTGTAGCAATACTCTTAGCAATTTTCGGTGCTAATCTTAAAGTCCATTTAATCATTTACTTTGTCCTTTCTACAAATGGAAATACTAAATCGCCTTCTTTTTCTATCATTTTTAATTTAATGATTTCAAATTCATCTTCTTTATGAATACACTTTTCTATTGTATTCATTATTCCATTAAGCCATTCATACAAATGGTCTATAGTTTTAATATCTAAGCCTTCGTTCTTATATTTTAATTTATAAGCTACGGCTTCATATGCTTTTAATTGTTGAGATAGTGCTTCTTTACTAGTCATACTAGCTCCTTTCCTTATATATTTATTATATATTATATTATTCACTACGGCTAATGCTTTCGGTTTAATCCTAAGCCGAGCGAATGCGAGGCGATTTTTTTTTTCTGGATCGCTATCCAGAACCAAAGGGGTTTAACCCCTTTGGATAAAATATAATTAATTAAGAAGGAATATTATTCAGCAATAGCTGGTATAACTTCGCTTCCCTCAATAACTGGATCTAGTTTTGAGATATTCTCAGCCAACCATTGTTTGCCCTTGGTATTTTCTTGATTAAGTTTTTCAAGGTTTTTAACCTGTCCTGATGAGTAAGGAACATATTTTTCAATATGTTGTTCGTAAAACTCAACAGTAGCTTGTCGCTTAGTTTCTAGCAATTCAAGGGTGTATTGCATTCTCTCAACCGACCACTCAATTCTTTGTAATTGGTTAGCAAATGTTTCTTGACCTTGAAATGATGCTTTAACTGAATTGATATTAGAACCATTAATATCTTTTAGCTTCTGATACTCAACAGCCTTTTTATCCATTAGTGCTTTTTGGTTATTAATTCTGTAATCTAATCTTCTGATCTCAGAACCAAGTTCGCACTTAGTATTGAATAAATCATCAAACTTAAGCATATCTCTATACATTGTGTTTAATGATGCTTGAGTATTAGTTCTAATTGTTGCTAATACTTCAGTTTCTTTTTGTTCTATTGTAGTCATTTAAGTTCTCCTTATTTAAGATATTATAATTTATATTTATTATATATTTTATAATATTGTTATATGGTGTTATCTCCATGATAACGCCTTAATGACCACTCAAACTAACAACAAATAATACGATAGATGCTTGGCAGTTACTGCGACCACTTGTTGTCCAAGTGTACCGTTGGGGTTGGGGCCCCAACGAGATAACCGAAAGCCACGACAAGTTGTCCGTCTATCGTATTATTTTTTGCTTAGTTTCTAGCTAGGTTTTAAAGGATTTAAGAATCCTTTACGAGATAAGTGGGGGTTTGGGGGTTGTGTACCCCCAACGAAATATGCAGTATATTCAGCTAGATATTCAATGTCTACATTTTTTTCTTGACACACATTTTTCTAATCTATAACTAACAAGAGGTGTCTACGCAAGAAACGAGTTTGACCGACAAAGAAAAGTCAGCAGTCGCAAAGTATGGGCTAACACCCAAGCAAGTAAGATTGGTAGATACTATCGTAGCTACAGGATGTAGCATCAAAGAAGCATCAATAAAGGCTGGATACTCAACGAAAGATGGTGGTAGAGTACAGGCTTCACGAACACTACGAACAGCAAAGGTACAAAGGTACATGATGGATCAGTGTGCGAGAACATTAGGACTGGGCGCAGTGGTTGCGTCAAACAAATTAGTCCATTTAGCTGGCAGTGCCAAGAGCGAGTATGTCCAATTAGAAGCTAGTAAAGATGTACTTGACAGAGTAGGCCTACGCACCCCCGACAAGGTACAACACAGTGTCGAAGGACAACTGAAGATCAACATAGACTTAGGATAGTTTGCAACGCAGACACAGCGCTAGGTTCACTACAGAGGGGGGTGGGGGTTAAAAACTGCTTGATTCAGTAGTGAACAGGTGTTAAACAAACATTAGATGTCAAAAAAGTACTTCAACCTAGTTCAAATCCTTAGATGGACTAGAGAACAGGAAGTACAGAACAGAGTTTGTTCGGTTAAAGATTGTAAAGAATGGGGGAGTTTCGGAATAAATGAGAATCATAGATATCATTTCCTATGTGGTAAACATTATTCAGGGCAAAAAACGGCCTGAACAAGACGAACATGAAATTTTTTTAGGTTCAGACACTTACTAATCTGTCAATGAACAATTTATGTGCATTGATATAGTACAGCCTTATAGATATATATAATACACAACACTTCAAAACAGGAACTTACCCAAGTTCTAGCTTGTCAGGTTATGACATGGTGTTGATCCAGCTGGATTTTTTATTTGAAGTTTGTAAAAATTTTTAATAGAAAGGGTATATGGCTATGACACCATCAGAGAAGAAGGTTGAAATTACTCGTAAAGAGAATAAAGCCTTAAAAAAAGATAATGCTGAACTGGCATTACAAGTTAAGTTCTTACTTGAAAGGTTAGAATTAAAAAATGAACAGTTGTTTAAATTCAGAACAGAAATGCTAAACAAAACAGTTGATGAGTTTATACAATTCAAAACAAATATAATGGAGATACAACAAAATGCCTAAAGTTGGAAAAAAAACATACCCATATTCAGCCGCTGGAATGAGAGCGGCTAAGAAAGACGCTATGAAGAAAGGCGTTAAAATGAGTATGAAGAAGCCAAAGAAAAAATAATGGCTAGTAAAGTTAATCAGGCTGGCAATTATACAAAGCCAGCCATGAGAAAAAGATTATTTAACAGTATTAAAGCTAGTTCTGTACAAGGAACTGCTGCTGGTAAATGGTCAGCAAGAAAAGCCCAGCTGTTGGCTAAAAGATATAAGGCAGCTGGTGGGGGATACAAATGATAAAAAAGAAAATTATAACAATTAAGAAAGTTGTTAAAGGTTTAAAGAAAGCATCTGCATCTCATAAGAAACAAGCTAAGACTTTAGCCAAAGTTATTAGAATGAAATAATTATGGCTCTTGCTAAATCACAAAGAAGTTTAAAAGCATGGGGTAGTCAGAAGTGGCGAACCAAATCTGGTAAACGATCTAGTGATACTGGCGAAAGATATTTACCTACAAAAGCAATTCAAGCATTAACTTCAGCAGAATATGCTGCTAGTACCAGAGCAAAAAGAAAAGCAAAGGCTCAAGGTAAACAAGTATCCAAACAGCCCAAAAAAATAGCAAAGAAAACTGCTGCTTATAGGAAGTTTAGCTAATGGTAGCTAAAAAACATCAGAATCCTACAGGTGGACTTAACCAAGCTGGTAGAGATCACTTTAATCGTACTACAGGTTCTAAGTTAAAACGACCAGTAACAGGTAAAGTTAAACGAGGTTCTAAAGCAGCCAAGAGAAGAAAAAGTTTTTGTGCTAGAATGGGTGGAGTGAAAGGCCCAATGAAAGATTCTAAGGGTAGACCAACAAGGAAGGCACTAGCCCTTCGGAAATGGAAGTGTTGATGACTAATATTGATGATGAAGTAAGTTTAGAAAATAGAAAACAGTTTCCTCTATCGTATCAAGACAGACAAAGATTAAGAAAAATAGTTAAGAAGGTACATTTAAAGTTCTTGCCAGAGGAGTTCTTAACTGATAAAGAGGCTGATAAGATGATTGAATCATTAGGGCCAAGTGTTAGGGAGAAACTTATAGTTGAACATATTGATAAAGTTAAGTAATGGAGTTCAATTATAAGCCAGATGGACAAACACTTAGAGGCTTTCTTAAATCAGACGATTTCTTTAGAGGACTTCGAGGCCCAGTTGGAAGCGGTAAGTCAGTTGCTTGCTGTGTTGAAATATTTAGAAGGTCACTTCAACAATCTAAAGGTACTGACGGAAGAAGAAAATCTCGTTGGGCTGTTATCAGGAACACGAACCCTCAATTAAAAACTACAACAATTAAAACATGGCTGGATTGGTTTCCAGAAAATACATTTGGGCCATTCAGATGGTCAGTTCCTTACACACATCAGATTACTATTGGTGATGCAGACTTAGAAGTTATCTTTCTTGCATTAGATAGACCTGAAGATGTTAAAAAATTATTATCATTAGAACTAACTGGTATCTGGGTAAACGAAGCAAGAGAATTACCCAAGTCAATTATTGATGCTTGTACTATGCGTGTAGGCAGATACCCTAGTATGCGTGATGGTGGTGCATCATGGTATGGAGTTATAGCAGATACCAACGCACCTGAAGAAGATCATTGGTGGGCAGTCATGGCTGGTGATGTACCAGTGCCAGATCATATATCTAGAGAAGAAGCATTGATGTTAGTCAAACCAGATAACTGGAGTTTTCATACACAACCTTCTGCATTATTAGAAAAAAAAAATGATAAGGGTGAACTTACTGGATATGAACGCAATCCAGACTGTGAAAATAAAAAATATATTACAAATGCTTACTATGAGAACATAGTCAAAGGTAAAACTAAAGGATGGATAGATGTTTATGTAATGAACAGGCTAGGATCACTAGAAGAAGGTAAACCTGTCTATCCAAGTTGGAATGAAGATATCCATGTTAGTAAAGAACCTATTACACCATTTCCTACAGATGTATTTATTGGTGTAGACTTTGGTTTAACACCAGCAGCTGTCTTTGGTCAGAAGCTAACAAGTGGTAGATGGGTAATCTTACAGGAGTTAGTTTGTTTTGATATGGGTATTGTTAGATTTACTGAATTACTAAAACACGAAATAGCAAAAACATACAAAGGATTAACAATAGATATCTATGGTGATCCAGCTGGAGATTTTAGAGTGCAGACAGATGAAGCTACTCCATTCCAAATTATGAGAGCGCAGGGAATCAGAGCTAGACCAGCTCCAAGTAATGATGTTTCTCTGCGTATAGAAGCTGTAGAAACAGCATTGGGTAGGTTAGTAGAGGGTAAGTCTGGATTTTTACTAAACAATAGCTGTGTGAATCTTAAAAAAGGATTTAATGGTGGCTATCATTATAGAAGAATCCAAACATCAGGAGATCGTTATGATGAAAAGCCAAATAAAAATAAATATTCTCATGTCCATGATGCTTTACAGTATATGTTAATGGGTGCTGGAGAAGGAAAACAGCTTACAATAGGTAAAGCTACCCCTAGTGCAGTTGTTAAGACTAGAGGTTGGAATATCTTTGATAAGAAAAAGAAAAAATCAGTATGGCAAAGCAGATCAAGTTTTTAGTTTATTTCTTTGAAAATGAAGATGGGCATAGACACACTAAAATATTTAAAAAAGGATTTAAGCATTGTGGGGTTGTTAGTTATGATCCAACAAGTAAACATTGGATAATATTAGAGTATATATTCGGACAATTATTAGTAGAAACAATAGATGATCCTACTGCTGAAGCCTTTTTTAGAATGATTAGAATGAAGAATGGAGTAGTTTTAGAAGGAGATATGAAGAAAAGAAAGACTGGTTTTCCTAGCATTATGGGTTCATGGATTAAAGAACACAGTTGTGTAAGCTATGTCCAAAGAATCATAGGCTATAATAAATGGTGGATATTTACACCACATCAATTATATTGTGCGTTGAAAAAAGAAGGATATTCTGAAATAGAATTATAATGGGAAATTTATTCGGATCAACAAAATATAAAGAAACTCCAGCTGATAAAGCATTAAGAGAAGATATTGAAAGAAAACGTAAAAAAGAAGAAGAAGAACAAGCAAGATTAGAAGCTATTGATAAAAGAATAAAGAAAAGAAAAGCAAAAGGTATGTTGGGATCAAGAAGTTTGTTTTCTAGTTCTGGTATGCAAGGATTTTACAGAGATGGAGAACAAATTTGAGTAGTAAAAGTGGATCAACATCCAAACAATCTAAAGGTGGAATGTCAAACAAAACTGCTGAATCAAGTGCAGTTGTTCAAGCAATAAGAGCAGAAGAATACGCAAAAAAAAAATTAGGTATTACTGAAACAGTAGCTGGCCCAATCAAAGGAGCAAA